AAATCATACCACTGCGGATCAGTGCTAGTCCCCGGATCGTAAATTGGTCTGCCATTCCCATCAGGAGTTGAACCCCACACAATAGTAGGCGGTGTTTTTACAAAACTGATTAGTGCACTTCCTAATGTAATGGGATAAAATTGAAACCCTGCCGAATTGATTAAATAAATGGGATTAGTAGCCACGGGGTCAATGGGATCATCTAAAAATCCATATAGACGGTCTTGCTCTACATATCGTATTCTACCCATTGTAGTAGTATACATAGCATCGGTTTGTTGATAATCTGCTGGATAGGGGGCCAATCCTGTCCCATCAATTGTCAGCGTAGAAGGAGGGTCTATAAAAGCGGTAAGCCGCTGCCGTACATCCTCGTTCATTCCGAGTTCAACACGGGCAATCGGCCTACCGGGAGTGTATTGCTCAAAGGAACCTAATAAAAAGTCGAGATAGGAATATTGTGCTTGGTTTATTATGACGTTAAATTCATCAGGAGCAATATACCCTTGCTGATTTTTATTGCAAATAAACTTGACTAGACGATACACAAAATCCACAGTCATTAGGTGATAATTTTTTGTAGTTGTTCTAAAAATTGCCTGCCTTCCGCAGATGTTGTATTCATAGCTAATTCAATCAAATATTCCTGTGTGTTTCTGCCCAATGGGACTTGGGTAATTCGGCCACCTGCCGCCCATGTTACTTGTCCCCCATGTCCTCCCAAATCAATTAGGGAATCGGTAATGGCCTTGCGAATCAAATAAGCTATTTCTACTTCCTTAGAATTAAGGGTGTCTTTAAACCGCTTGGGGTTGCGTTTGGCGGCTATAATATATTCCCTGCGTATTCCGTCCGGTGTTTTGGGGATACCTAAATCATCAAATGGATTAATACCTAAGAATATGGCGTGTTTCCGCATTGGCGTTTCTTCGACTTTGGATGCAACTATAGCCTGTTCTATTTCCAGCATTTCTAAAGCTAATGCAGCTTCTTGTTGCTTCTTGGGATTGTATTCATAAAATTCAAACTTGCTACCACTTTTGCGTTTAGGATTTCCAATATTATGGCGACAACGTTGTGCAAAATCCAGTGCATTATCATCTTTAGAAATACGAAGGATACGGGCACCGCGCGGGAAATGTAAACTACGCTGGTTAGCCTTGACATAGTCAGGTGTAACATCTTTTTGATCGCGTAGCCAAATGCTTGAAATCCCCGCTAATAAACGCATTCGCTCTACCTTACCAGTTTCTGGGTTCATGGCATCATCAACACCATCAATATGAACACCTCCTTGTTTGGTATTATCTACCAATTTAAAAACCACAAATTCTTTTTCTTCTATTGCTGCATCTTGTTTAGCATAATCCAATACTTGGTTAGCCTCTTGTTGAAGAAAAGGCACTTCTTTTGGTTCCCCATGTAGGGAGAATTGAGCATCGCCAGCCGTAGCCGCTTTTTGTGCGTTTGACATTGTTTTGTTTTTTAGAATTAACGTTTAAGGAACTAATGCCCCCTACAATAGATAGGGTGTTTGAATAAGAAGTAGCCCCACCCGAAAGTAGGGCTACTAATGTTTATTTACTTACAATGATGAACTGATTCCCGGCCACCACGCGCATGCCCCTATAGCAAATCATTTCAACATAGTCAATCATGGTTCCGTCGGTTGGGTTTTTAGAACCACCACCATGCTGCCATACGCGGATACCATTACCAGTTGTACCACCACCTACAGGGTTTTCAGTCATTACGGTGATGTTTTTGTACACCTTGGCTGAGTTCCTTGTATCGGGGGCAGAACCAAATGGGCAGATGATACCGAAATCACGGAAGTAATCTACATCGGGAGTTTTACCGGTAGTAACTTCTGTATTGAACATTTGTCCTTGCTTTTTAGCTTTGAACATATATTCATCGATCATCATGCTCTGCACGCCATAGGCTATGGCAGCTTCCTGAGAGGCTTCGTTTTTACCCCATACCCATGCACCAGCAGGGAATTGTGCGAAAATCCCATCGCTAAAGGATTGGCGTTGGAAAATATCCATCATCCACATATTATCTTTAGCGCAGCCGTTGACATCCATTACGCGGGTAATTTCGTGTAGTTTTTGAATATCAATTGCAGTATAGCCGACTTGTTCTCCTTGTGCTTGAATAGAAGGGATAAAGCCTTGCGTACCCACTGTGGTAGAGGAATTAAGGCCTGTATTGGTTACTACATCACCTTTCATCAGTTTAGCTTCAATGTTGTTGTTGAAACGAACATTGGTTTTTACTAAGCCTTTGTAGGTGAAATAGCTGGTTCCGGCTTGGTTACCGCCAGTAGGTTCTGTACCTGTAACACCGCTATCGTACCATACTTCGGTCATTTCAGCACGGTCGGTTGCAGCCCATGTATCGCGCATTTCCGTAGTGGTATTGGACATCCCTTGATCCAAATGAATCAACGGATTGATACCGCTAGAGGCTTCACCGACGTCCATTTGACCACCAAAGATGAATATATCCCCAGAAACAACGCTTGCCGTTGTAGTTGCCTTTTTAGGGCGTGTAGTAAACTGGAAGGCGAAGGCCGTTGTAACAGGAATGGTCAATATTTCCCACTCAATGTTGTCTTTTGCGCCACGAAGTGTTTCACCTACACGCAATGCAGTTTGTGTGCCTGCATTAAAGTGATCTCCCGCAGATAGCGTTAGTGTAATCGTACTGCCGTTGGTAGATGTTTGAGTAGACCCCGTGATGGTAATACCGGGCATCAATTTACCCCTGTTTTGATACCAGTTGAATAAACGGTTGGTGGTTACTTCCATGCCGCCGTAAGTGGCAAGCCATTGAGTAAAGTTTTCATCCCCGTAAATTTCTGTGTATCGTTTGTAATAAGCGGGCTTTAGCAACTGTAATTGAGATACTAATGCCCTAGTCGCATTTGCAGCACTGATTAAACCGGGCTGCAAAATATTCGCGGTTGGTATGCCTGAGGCCATGATTTTTTAGTTTAAATTGTTAATTGACTTCCCAAATGGCATCTTCCTTCTTTTGCTGTAAGGCTTTTTCGTCAGGAACGAATGTCCTTTGGGTTGATCCTCCATCGACTTCAATATTACTTTTGGCCTTTACTTGGTGTTTTAAGCGTTGTGCGCCGGATTCATTGGTGAATTTTTGGAGAACTTTTCCTTTATTTTCCAATAAATGAATGTCTTCTATGACCTTTGCGGGGTCAATAGAGCCATCGGCATTACGCCAGCGTGGGCCAAAATAATCCTCATACGATGAATACAGTTTTTCAATAGCCGGTTTTAAAGCAGCTTTTTCCTCCGGTGTGGCATCGTAAGAGATCGGTATTTCGACTGCCTCGTCTTTGTACGTCACTTTGAAGCCGGTGAAGGTATTTAGTCCTGTATCCATTGTTTTCAAGTAATTCGCTTTTGCTTGGGCTTGTGCCGCCAATTCCTCTTGGGTGGGTGCAGCCTGTTGTTGCTCTTGCGCTTTACTTTGAATATCTGGTAATACGAGTTCGCTTTTGAATTTTGCCAGTTCTGGCTTTGCCATCTTTGCCTCACGAATCACACGCTTGTCTATATTCTGGCATTGTTGGTTCCACTGTTCCAATGAAGCTTTAAAATCCTCATCGGTTTGCATATCTGCCTGTACTGGCTTGGCAGGTTTAGCGTAAGTCTCCTGAATAATATCTTGTATTTCTTCAGGATTAAGGTCGGGATATTTATATTGAAGGTTTAAACGGATTATTTCGGCAGCATCAGAAGCCTTTGTAAGGTCAAGTTTTTCGACCCGCTCCAATTGCTTTTTGCTTGTCAAATAGTTATATACATCATCTTCTTTCCCGTCTTTCAGGTAATCAAAGAACTTTTTGCTTTGTTCGTTGGCGAATTTTATTTCGGCAGGCGTTTGGGCGTTTTCGCGCAAAGTACGCAGTTCTTCGACCCCTTCTTCCTCTGTATTCCAGCCAAAACGGGCCTTGATATAGTCCTTAGTATCAAGAATTTCCTCTGCGGGTTCTTCCTTTGGCTTTTCTTCGATAACCTTTTCTTCGGGCTTTTTTTCTTCTACTACTTTAGCCGCTGCGGCTCCGGCTGTTCCCTGTTCTTCAAAACTGCCGTCAAAAGGATCGGGAGCGATTACTTGCTGTTCTACTACTGCTTCTTCAGCCATATATTTTTGAATTTTAAAGGGTTAAACGACTTTTGACATAAAAACAAGAACTTTAGTAGCTGCTGCTGAAGCACCACCAAATTTTAAATATTTACAAGGTTGGGTTAGCTTATATAGCCCTGCTGCTGCGAGGGAAGTGGTTAATGTCCCGTCCGACATTTTGGTAGCCGAAATGGTAGAGAAATTAATGGCAGCTTGCGGGCTTTCGTCTACAGCGCCGGTAACAGCGCCCCCATCATTGCTTCCCTGAAATAAAATAGTCCCCGTTACGGTTCCTACCATGTGAATAATAACATTTTCCCATTCCCCAACATCTATTTGAGCCGTATTATTAGCATTAAAGGCTGTCGTTAAATCAAGCGTAGTTGAGATCATAGCTATACAATTGTAATTGTTTCTGAAACATTTAAAACTCCGGGAGTAGCTGCCGAATCAAATTGTTGATCAGGGTTAGCTGGCATGACAATAAAAGAACGGCCAAGGGTATCAATCGAATTAATATACCCTACCTTGGAGTTCCCATTGGTACATTTTTGTCCATTTGTTAACGTTGGTAATACACTCAATGTTTCGGTACTATCGAGTGTAACCATAACGCCCTCTCCTCTTAAAGCTGAACTTGCCACACGATTTGTTGCCATAGTTTATAATTTATGCAGCTTGTTGTTGCGGCTGCGGTTGTTGCATTCCTTGTTGTTGACTTTGATCCACTGGTTGATCGCCTTCGTCCGGTTGTCCTTCCTGCATGGCATTGGCTATCACATTACCAGCTAATTGATTTTTAGCGCATAATGGAAGGGCTACGTTGGCAATCATTTCGTTAACAACGGGTTGCCATTCTGCTGGAACGGGGATACCTTTTGAAATCGTGGCCCATACGCCATTCATAAGGCTTAACTCCATTGCGCGATTGCTTTCCGATTGGCTTGCCTGACTTTTTAAGGTCAATTCTTCCTGCATGTGCTTAAAATCGGCTTGTGCCTTTTGTTGGGCAGCAGCGGCGGCGACTTGTCCTTGTTGCTGACTGTTTTGTGCGGCTTCTTGCTGCTTTGTTCTGATCATTTTCTTCATGTCTTGCCGGAAATAAGCCTCTGCCAGTTTCACATCTTCTTTGGCAATACGTAGGATTTTGAAGGTATCGCAGTAAAGCACAAAATCGGGGTTTGATTGGATAGCCGCATTCATCATAGCTTCCAATTTGGCTACCTCTTGTTCGGTAGGGAGCATTTGCATTTTCATGGTAAAGACACGGCTTTCTACATCTTCTTCTTTTAGCAAATGCCGGTAAGCCGATGACCCGTAGGTAACACTATTTTTAAGCAAACAGCCTTCTTTTCGGGCCGTTTCTTCCATGACGTATAAATAGCCGTCGTAAATATAGGAACTGGCATTTTCGGCATCTTGGGAGGCGGCTTCTACATTCTGGGCAGCCACCCGTGGTTTGGCTCCCTGCATAATAGCATCAGGGTCTTCCCCTAGCTCGTTTTTCAAGACAGCGTAGTGGTGGTTGTACATTTCTTGTAATGCCTGCATTTGACCTGCAAAGCCCATATTAGAAAGCTCTGTAATGGGGATAGGGATAGGGTTCCCTTCCGCATCACGGCCCCGGTAGTAAATGTCCCCCCGCTGATCAAAATGCTTTTTGGGGTCTATTTTCTTGTTTTCATCCCCTAATCCGTAGTCAATTTCTTGTAAGGCATCCCAATTGATCGCCGCTCCGGGGGGACGCATGATAGCCGTTACTTGTTGCATTTTCAGGCGGCAGAGGATCATTTGCTGAACAGGTTCTTCAATCTTTTGAGGGATGGCAAGATTGCGCATATCCCGCATTTGGTACATATAGAAGCTAAAGGAAAAGTCAACGTCGCCTAATTTGGTGGGGTCTTGGGGGCGGATCATGTTCTTTTTCAACCCCCATTCCAGCATGACTTTGGATTGCCGGGCATATACTCCCCGGTAGATATTCCACGTTTTATCTTCTACATATTCTTCGTTGTCATCCAATGGTTTAGAGGGCTTGCCGGGCTGAATAAGGGTGCTTTTGTGCTTTTTTGTTTGCACTAATACATAGGGGTCAATATCCAGCGATTTTAGCTCAAATTCAATTACATCGACATTCCATTCATCGTAGGGGCGAAACATGGATACATTCCATTCTACAAGCCATGAAATTTTGTCGGTAAGCTGGTATTCTTTAGCGGTTTGAGCAATTTCCCAAATGTCTTCTTCGGTCATTTTTCCACCTACGGCCACGCTATATTTGCTTCGTAAAACGCTTATTTTCATGGAAATAACCCGGCCCCGGTAGGTAGTATCCCTAAAATCGGGAAAGCGGGAATAGGAATAAATAGCATTTTCGGGTTCTACGTCTTCCACATGAATAACGCCATTGGAATCCATCCACGTATAAGTTCCGACAAAGCCTGTTTCGGCAGCATCGTGCAGTAATTTTTCTTTTATAATGTCCGTTAACCCATTGCTTTGGTTAATGTCATTAATTCCTATTTCATAGAGGATTTCTTCGGGAAGGCGTTGAAACTGTGTTTGCCAGAGGTCTAATTGCTCTTTGTCTTCGGGGATAAATTGATCGGCTGGTATCATCGGAACGCCGGAAGCCTGCTGTAATTGTTCCAGCATTTCGCGGTGGTGCATGATAAACTCCGCTTGCTGGTATTCCTCTATTTTTTGCTTCGTGGAAAGGGTATCTACGGCTGTAGCTACGATTTTTTCGTTTTGCCCCATCCAACGCCCTACCATCTTGGAAATAATGGTATTTACGAGCATCAGGCAAGACCACTTAAGGTTGATATAGTTATTTTTTCCGTTCATTTCCAGCCAATCTTGAAACATGGCTTGAACGTCAATCCTGCCGCTGGCCCATTTTCTATTGGTGGCAAACCGGGAATTTCGGAGGTAATAATACGAGGTTGTTCCTGCCATTTGTGCCTCAATAGCTTGGGCGACAGTCTTCCCATAAGACAATTCCCGCTTACTTTTTACATCTGCGGTTATTTGGAAGTCTTTGAAGGTTTGAGAGCCATTAGAAACGGGAATATCTTGATTTCCAAAAGCCATTGAGTTGGGTTAGTTAACCCAAATATAGTATTTTTTGCATAATTCCCAAGATTATGGTTAACCTAGGCCAATTTATTGTTAATTCTTAGAGGCTATATTGGGGTAAAGAGTAATCAAAGGAGTGGTTCGTTTTGGGATTACTGGCGTAGGCTCTAAGCTAAAAACGAGAGTAATCATGGCACTTACCGTTCTATCCGAAGGAGTACGTTTGTAGGGTCGAAATTTGGGGAGATCGTCCAAAAGCTCCATGAAATATATTTTTGCGCAATGATGTTCAATATAGGTCATCATGGCATCGTTTTGCTTTGTAAGAGCAAATTCGGTTGTGGGAAATCCATAATGCCGTTCTACCTTGTCTTTCTTCAATTTTACGGGATCGATTGCATTTTTGGGGAATCTAGCTAAATAGTGCAGCCGACCCCTGTTTTTAAAATAAGTGTAGTAATCATCTGCGGCCATTTCAATCGAAACTAAAAATCCCATGTATTCGCCTCCTAAAAGGAGTTGATTATACATATCATCTTTTTCATTCGGGCGGCCATAAATGTGGCCTACAAATAAACCAGTATTTTCAGGATCGGTTATATCGTATTTTAAATACATCCATCCCGAAAGTTTTGATCCATAGATTTTACCGCCTTGGGTATTGGAATAACCATCCACGCCAATAACACCTACATTTTGACGTCCGGGCCATTTTAAGCCGTCTTTTACGAGTATTTTATTTTCTTCTCCGGGCTTTGGTAGTGCAAGCATTTTCCAATATAGTTCCGTTTTATTCGGGTCAACATCTTTCCAGCCGACTTTTCCTGTTTCTAAATCCCGGTAGAAATGAAGATACCGCCAATGTTTTATGGGATTTTCTTTAAGGTAAGCCTTTTGGGCATTAATATTTTGAAGATTAAAAATACAATCATCATCATCGTCGCTAAACGCTTCTTCAATAGTACGGGCCTCTTTTTTAATCCGCTTGGTAAGCGAACGTAAATTATGGGCTACCGTTTTTCTATCGGCCAATATTTCCTTGACTGTTTTTTCAACATTTGGATAACCGTAATCATCAAAATTCCGCGCCCTATCAGCGGTCATAAAAAAGCGATATAAGCCGCTGGCCGTTCTACCGTTTTCTTGTTTGTTTAGTTGATCGCTGTCATTCCAAAGGGTTTTGGCAGCATCTTGAATGCCATCCCTGTCCGTATCCAATTTTTCAACGGTGGAGCTATATAAGGCTTTGCCGATAATACGACCTTCATCATCCATTAAGCAATATCGAATAACTTCGTGCCGATCATAAACATTCACCTCTGTCGTCTTGGCCCACTCATCAAAGAACCCACGATGTAATTTTTGACCGTCATAGTGTATCGTATCTGCACTACCCCAATCTATCATGGA